GGGTACATGGCAGCCTCCCTTAGAAGCTACTGACACCCTGCGCATACTTGAAATTATTATGCCAAATCTAACATTTGGCGATGCCTTTCAGCAATGGCAAACATTCAAACAGAAACGCAGAAAAGCCCCCAGCCCTTCCCGACATGGCTGGATGTCAAGAAAGGCTGGGGGCTGGCGGGTTGGATGCGGTCAAAAGTGCGCTATCGGTCGGCACCTCGCCACTTGTCGAAACTGCGTGCGCCGGTGTAGCCAAGGTAGCCTGCACCGAAGAGCCACCAAAGGTTTTCCGGGATTGCGCCGAGCAATTTACTCAAGTTCTCAGCCGCCTGAAACGTTTGCTGTGGCCACCAGATGCCGATGATGGCTCCGATCACGCACAACAGAATGATGCTGTAAATCACGTAGAGGAAGGTCGGGCGTGCTCGGCTCGTCCACGGGTCTGCAGAATTGGCCTCGGCCAGGATGGCCGACAAGCTCACTTGCATTTCCTGCAGGGCTTGCTGGCCCTCAAGCTGCAACAGTGCCAGTTTGGCCTGGTCACGCTGGGCAGGGTCTGGGATCAGACGATCAATCAAGCGGCTACCGGCTTCCAGTAGGCCTGGAGCGAGCATTGATATAAGTGGCGTCATTGGGCACCTCCAAACAGTTTGATTTTGACGATGGTGCCTGCCAGCAGCGCCATCACCAGACCCGTGACCAGCATTTTGATGAGCGTGAGCCCTGCAGTTTTCTTGGCTTCGTTGAAGGCGTCGAGCAGATTACGTAGTTCGAGGATGTCCCGGGCGGCATCTGGGCCGTCAAGACCCACATCGGACAAGGCGTGGCGTGCGCCGCGCTCGGCAACACGCTCCAGTAGTTCTTCAAATTCTTCGTGCGGCATGATCACCATGCCGTCCATCAAGTGGGGGTCGGTCATTTTGGGTCTCCGTTAAATTTGGTCAGCCGTGTGGACGGCTGGATGCTCGGCAACGCAGGTAATTTCCACCTGCTCGCCACGTGGCCTCACGGCGATGACTCTGGCTTGCAAACCCCAATCGTCGGTCTGGCCGAATGCGTAGTGAGTGCGCTCGCCGTTGGTGCCGGTTTCGATCACGATGTATGGCGCTGCAGCAAAAATGGCTTGTTGCTCACCGATGCCCGGGCTAACGTTGAATGGGCCGGCGACAGAACCGTCACGCTTACGCAATGCAATGACGTGGGTTGCGGGTGAATCGAGAAATGGAAGAGGTTCGGAGGTGGTGGCGGTCAAGGCACTGGCATCCCACGCAACAATTTCGCCACCCGAGCCCCAACTCGGCATATCGTGCGCGATAGCGACGAGGTCGCCGTAGGTAGGGATAAGCCCTTCGAGCTCGGTACGAAAAGTGATGATGCGCCGCCGGTAACGATTGGCAGCAGCGATGTACATCCCTTCGCGCGCCGCCTGCGCAGCACCTGTGCAGCCAAACAGCCGCAGCTTGGCCGGGTTGTCTGTGCTGGAGCCGGTTACAGCAACAGTGACTTCATCCGGCTTCCAGGTGCGGCTGCTGAAATACTCCACCGTGACGGCGTCTGCCGTTTCTTCACCGGGCATGATGTATTGGATTTTCAGGCTGTTCTTGACGATGTTGCGGGTGGAGAACAAAGCCACCGGCAGGCTGCGGTGCTCGTCACGGACGATGCGCACGATGCCACCTTGCAGAAATGGCACGGCGCGGCCGCAACGGGCAACGCGTGTAAGCGCCTCCCACACGGTCACTTGCTGGTCAAAGATGGCATCAAACACGTCGCCGCGTTCCGCCCAGGTTTGCTCCAGTTGGTAGAGTGCCGCGAGATCAATTCGCGTATCGATTAACTTTGCGCCATAGCTGGCTCGCAGGATGTCTGCAAAGGCCCAGGTGATGGAGCGTGTGGGTGATGATGCTGTCCAGCCTGTCTCTGGCGCCCAGCGAGGCAACTTGCGGGTGACGATGCAGTTGATCAGGCGGCTGGAGCGTTGCGACAGGTTATCGGTGGCGCGCATACGGATGGCCAGCAAGGTCACTGCGGGCAACTGAGCTGCCGTATCCGCCAAATAGGCACGCGCCTCGCCCCAACGCACCTCATGCCCGGCACGGGAACTGCTGTCTTTGGCATCCACACGCGTCGCGCGCACCTCAAACCGCCCGGGTGTAACCGGGTAGCTGAAGGTCAGTCGTTGGGGCGTGGTGGTGGCCAGCGTCAGACTTTCAGTGCCGAGAACGACCCAGTCGCCCTGTGGGTCGCCTTCGTCGTCGATGCGACGGGCGGAAACGGTCCAGGTGGCGGTGCGGGCATCGAGCCCACCGGCATCATTGGCGAAGTAAAGACCCCGCGGCAACAGGATGTCGATACCAATATGAGTGGCTTGGGTTTCTTGCGGGTTGAGCGCAAAGCCGCCGATCCACACCCCGGCCAGCAGTTCCTGCCCGGCCACTTCAGCGGCGGTAACCACGTCCGGATTGAACAGCGTATTGCGGCTCCCGGGTGGGATGACTTGCATCTCTACTTCTTCGAAGGCTGAAATCGGCGTCTCTTCGATGCGAATTTGCTCGATATCGTATTCACCAAGGCCGATGCAATGGAGCTGGTGCAGGTACTGCGCGTTGTTGCGGTATTCGCCATAAGGCGTGCTGGCCATGTCGGGATAGACCAGGGGCCGACCGTAGATGACCGGGATGGGCTGTGCCAAGCGTGCGTAGTTGCCCTGACCTTGCAGGCTGTAAGTGGGTGAAGGCTGCGCCATACTGCCACCACCTGTGGCAAAGGATGGCATATTGGGCGTGGGCAAGGGCACCATGGCGCTGACCAAAGCGGAGCCAGCCGTCATGATGATGGCCGATCCAACGGCGGTGGCCAGATTGCCTGAGAAGCCCAGGCTGGCACCCAGCGGCCCACCATAGACGGTAGCGACCACCATCACCGCGATCATCAGCACGGTGCGCAGAGGATTTTTTCCGCCGCCCCCTCCACCACCACCCTGGGGTAGTGTGACAAATACGAGGATGCCGTCGATGTGGGTTGTTGCCCAATCGGCACGTAACACCGGTAAGCCATCCTTGATGCAGAGAGTGGGCACTTCAAATTCGGTTATGCCCTGCGACTGCAGCCATTGACGGATGCTGAGGTGGGGGCTGGCCGCTAAAATCGCATGCACCTCGCGCTGATTCGGCTGAAAGGGGTTGCGCAGCATGATCACGGCGCTGTTTGCATGGCTGTTCATGGCGCATCTCCCGCAAAGCGGTAAAACCCCTCGACTCGCCAACCGTGTAAAAGCAGTTCCGGCAATTTTTGATAAACGACACCCGCGTCTTTGACGGCGTGCAGCACGCCTCCACCATCGACATCGAGCCAGACGCCAACATGCACCGGATGGCGGGACTGGCGCAACAACACTGCATCGCCCTCTTGGGGGCGATTTTCGGCAGACTCCACTTTTTGCTAACGCTGCCGCTCAGGGTGGTCGCGAAATGCGCCCAGCACGGCACGCAGGTCGTCCGCGTTGACCGGGATCTCCGGCAAATCGCGGGCAAAGTGGCAACGCTGTATGGCAAGAAACAGCCCCCAGCAGTCGTAGGCATCTGGCCCGCGCGCGCCAGCGACCCAAGGCAGACCGATGTACTGAGCGGCCCAGTGCTGCGGGCAGGCTATGGAGCCTATCGATTGATTTGACATAGAATCATTTAATGACTAATATGAGATCATGAAACCGAACTACAAACGCCCCTTCGCGCAGTACGTCAAGAAGGCACACAAGCCCTTGCAACTGGCGATTGAAGACGCTGTGGAGTTTGTTTGTGAGTCGCCAGAAATCGGTGAGCTCAAGGTGGGTGATCTGGCGGGGATACGGGTTTACAAGTTCCGTTTCAATCGCCAGGAATATCTGGTGGCGTACCGCCCCCCGGGCAAAGATTCGCCCCTTGAGTTTTTGATCATCGATTTTTATCAGGTGGGATCACACGAGAATTTCTACGACGAGTTGAAACACTACTTGCGGCAGGAGAGCAGCAAAGGAGAAACAAAATGAACCACGCCATGAACCAATCCCTCACAGCGGAAGACCTGTTTTTTGAAATGAAGCGCATGCCTGCGGTGGAGCGCACCCGGTTTTTTTCACTGCTGACCGGCAACGCTTTTCGTGACGATGATTTCAGCCACGAACAGGTGTTTGGCCATCTGCAGCAGGAACCATTTTCCGCATGGGAGGCAGCGGAGTACCTTGAGGTCTCCGTACCCACCCTGCGCCGCTACGTTCAATCTGGCAAACTGGTGCCGAGTCACGTTGTTGGCCGCAACCAGATGTTCTCTGCTCAGACGTTGCGGGCCTTCAAACGCACCAGAAACTGAGGGCGCAGTCCGCGTCGCTGTTATCGCGTGAGCCCCGGAAATGTCTTGGCGGTGTAGCTGATGCCCGGAAATGATTTGTTGCCGACATCAAGCATTCGCGCCCGCCCGGTGATGCGAAAGATGTCGGCTTCAACCTCAGTGAGCACCAGGTGGATGGGCGGGTCCATTTGCGGGCCTTCCAAATCGGTCGACAGGTACGGACGGTATGTGACTTCGATCACCGCCTGCGATTCAGCGGCAGCATCAAGATGACGGACAATTTCACGCGAGACGTTGTCGAGGGTGACGGTGATCTCCGGCACCGGCAGGGTGTCCACCGGTGGCAGATCAAGCTCGAAACCCATGGCGACAAAGCGCACCATCTCGCCACCGTTCAGCGCCGCCTGATGCGGCTGACCTTGCTGGCCCCGGCGGTCGTTGAGCAGTTGGTCGGCACGTCGGAAACGGCGCTGGAACAATTGATGCGCTGCCCGTGGCCCACCGCGTGGAAAGACCAAATCAGGGTGCTCGCGCCCCCGGCGTGAACCGACACCCTTGTGCCAGCAGCCGCCTCCGGGCGGTTTTTTTACGCCTTCTTGGTTCTCAGTCGCCGCCGGTACAGCAGTTGCCATTCACAACCCGCACCCCGTAAACCCGCATGAATACTGGATACGGGGTCGAAAGCGCTCGCGAGGTAAACAGAGAAAAGAGCGAGGAGAGAGGCTGAAAAAGTGCAGGAACTGGCGCAGTCGTGGAGGTGCCGCGCGCGAGGCAAAGACCCTGAACCGCGCCAACACTGGCGCTCCGGGCAAAAAAAATCCCAACCGATAAGGGTTGGGATTTCAAATTATGGTGGAGCCGGCGGGAATCGAACCCGCGTCCGCAAGCCCTCCACAAACAGTTCTACATGCGTAGCCGAGTCGTTTGATCTAGCCCTGCAACCGCCGACGGGCAGGCTGAGGCAGAGCGATCCGCT